GTTTGGGTTTCGGGTTTGGGTTTCGGGTTTGGGTTAACGGCGCTGGGCAGAGTGGCGGGGGTTGACCATGCCTGCGCGGATGATGCGCGCGGCCGAGCTCGTTGCGAAGTTCGCGCCGGAGGCGCCTGCGGATGCGGTGGAGCTGGCAGAGCGGGAGCTCCTTTCCGGCACCGCGCGGGGAGCGGTGGTGATCTCGGAGGACGGCCGGGTTGTCGCGGGCGCGGCGCGGGTGCTGGCAGCGGAGCGGCTCGGGCTCGATCTGTTGCCGGTGCGCATGCTCGGGCAGTCGGGCGCCGAGGCGCGTCCGTTGCGGCGGCGGCGTGAGCGCGGGGTCGACAGCCGGAGCGGGTGCGAGGGGATCGTCGGTCAGACGGTCTGGCGGCCGGCGGTGTTCTCGCGCCACGATGTGTCCTGGATCGCCTGCCGGGCCTGGCGGTGCCGGACGCGCAAGCGGGACGTGGCGGCGTTTCGGGAGGCGAAGCGCTCGGCTCCGGAGCCGCTCCTGCGCTCGGCATCGGAGGAGCTTGCGGTGGTGATCCGGCGACTGTTCGGTGGCCTCGAGGGCTGGCGCGTGACGAACATCGCCTGCGGGAACAGCGGCACGGAGGAGTGCTTCGGCAAGCGGCTTGCGCGGGCGGTCGCGAGCGAGCTCGGGCTCGACCATGTGCAGCTGTTCGGCGACCGGGTTGTCGAGGGCGGATCGTCGCATCCTCGCCGGGCGGGCCGGATCGAGCCGCTCGAGCTGATCGGGGAAGCGCGCGGGCCGGTGCTGGTTGTCGACGATGTGGCCACAAGCGGATGGCACGTCGAGGAGGCGCTCGGGCTCTTGCGCTGGCGCGGAGTGTCGCCTTCGGCGGCGGCGGTGTGGATTTCGGGGGACGTGGCGTGAGCAGATCTGGCAAGCTCAGGGTCGAATACCGGCCGGTGAGCGCTCTGGCGCCTTACGCGCGCAACGCGCGGACGCATCCGGAGTGGCAGATCGCGCAGATCGCGGCCTCGATCCGCGAGTTCGGCTTCGCGAATCCGATCCTGGTTGACGCCGAGGGGGTGATCATCGCGGGCCACGGACGCCTGCTTGCCGCCCAGCGCATCGGGCTCGAGTCGGTGCCGGTGATAGAGCTCGGGCATCTGACGGAGGAGCAGCGCCGGGCGCTCGTCATCGCCGACAACAAGATCGCGGAGAATGCCGGCTGGGATGAGGAGATTCTCGCGGCGGAGCTGCAGGCGCTGTTCGAGAGCGGCTTCGATCTCGACGTGCTCGGCTTTGCGGACGACGAGCTCGATGCGCTCCTTGCCGGCGATCTGGAGGGGGACGTGCCCGCGCCGGCGCTGGGCGATGAGGACCATGTGCCGGAGGACGAGCCGGAGGCGGCTCCGGTGTCGAGGCCGGGGGATCTCTGGATCCTCGGGGAGCACCGGGTCATCTGCGGTGACGCGCTCGATCGCGAGGTGGTGGGCCGGCTGCTCGATGGGCATCTGGCGGACATGGTGTGGACGGATCCGCCCTATAACGTGGCCTATGAGTCGAAGGCCGGGCGGATCGCCAACGACGACATGGACGATGGTGCTTTCCGGCGCTTCCTGGTCTCTGCCTTGTCGGTTGCCGCGGATCATCTTCGGGCCGGGGGGCCGGTGTATGTGGCGCATGCGGACACGGAGGGCCTCGCCTTCCGGCGCGCCTTCCGCGATGCCGGGCTGAAGCTCAGCGGGTGCCTCATATGGGTGAAGCAGTCGCTGGTTCTCGGGCGGTCGGACTACCAATGGAGGCACGAGCCGATCCTCTACGGCTGGAAGCCGGGCGCGGCTCATCCCTGGTATGGGGGCCGGGCGCGGACGACGGTGATGGAGCGGCCGGGTGCGCCGGTGCAGATCCTGCCCGACGGGCGCGTGCAGGTGGAGATCGCGGGCCAGTGCCTCATCATCTCGGGGTCGGGCCTCGAGATCGAGGCGGTGGAGGGCTCGGTGCTGCGCCACGACAAGCCCAGCCGCTCATCTGATCATCCGACCATGAAGCCGGTGGCGCTGATCGCGGAGATGCTCGAGAATTCAAGCCAGGCTGGGGACGTGGTGCTGGATCCCTTCGGCGGGTCGGGGTCGACGCTGATCGCCTGCCACAAGCTCGGGCGGCGGGCGCGGCTTGTGGAGCTCGAGCCGCGTTTCGTGGACGTGATCGTTCGGCGCTGGGAGGGGTATTCGGGCCTTGAGGCGGTGGACGAGGACGGCCGGTCTTTTGAGGCGGTTGCGAGGACGCGCCGTCGCGAGGCGGCGTGAGTTGGCTTGGCGGTCATGGGAGGAGCAGGAGGAGCAGCGGCGCGAGCGCTGCCCCCCATCCGAGGACGAGCAGGGCAGCGTCTGTCAAGAGATCGAGGCATTCGGCCAGACGGCGGAGGGCCGGGTGCATCCGGCGGCGGCGGCTCTCCTGCAGTCGGTTCCATGCGGGGCCTGTGTTGGTGATGCCGTAGGCCTCCTTGTCGGAGGCCTGCCGGTGAAGTTCGCGTGCCTGGTTCGGGTGCATCAGATCAGGCCGAGGGCTTCCGCGGCGTCATGGTCGATGTCGTTGACGTCGCCGGTGGCGATCCGTTCGCGCAGTTCCGCGAGGGCGATGGCGCGCCACCAGTTGCTGCGGCCGGTGGCGAGGTCAATGAGGGCGGGACCGCTCAGGAGCTTGGCCTTTTCGGCGGTGGTCATGGCCGGGATGGCGGAGCGGCGGCGGTTGGCGATCATGGCGGTGTCTCCCTGCGGGGTCAGTTGCGGTAATCGATGCCGGTGCGGCGCTCGAGCTCGGCGCAGGCGTTTTCGAAGGCCTCGGCCAGGATGGGGTCGTGGCCGCGCCCGCGCATCGAGACGATCATGTCTTCGATGCTGTCGATGAGTTCGCGGAGTTCGGGGTTCTGGAGGGCCTCCATCAGGTTCATGGGGCGGGTCTTGGGGGTCATGGCGGGTCTCCTTTCCATGTCTCCACCATGGCAGAAAACACTCGATTCGCCAAGCTAACACGCTGAAAAACAACGATAAAAATCGGTCTAACGTGAAAACGGGGTGCTGGCATGAGCCGCAGGCGGAAGGAGCCGGCGCTGCCCGCTCGGCTGCGGCGCCCGCGCGCGCTGCGCTATGTTGGCGCGTCGGTGCAGAAGGTGATCAGCCGCGTGGATACGGCGGCGGAGTGCATCGGCCCGCTTGAGCCGGGCGTGCACATCACCGGCGCCACGGCGGGGCAGTTCTCGGCCATCGACGCGGTCGAGCACATGGTCGAGCAGCTGCATCCGTGCTCGGTGCGGGTCTCGACCTGGACGACGGGGATCTATGACGTGGAGCGGCTGCAGGAGCTGAAGTTCCTCGGTCTCGCCACGGACGTGCGCTTCCTGCTGGACCGGGCAACCTTCGAGAAGAGCCCGCAGTTCGCGGGCCCGATGATCGAGCGTTTCGGGGTGGATACGTTCCGCTGCTGCGCGGTGCATGCGAAGGTCATCGTGGTGGACGGCGGGCCGGGACGGCGGGCGGCGTGGCGGTCCTCGATGAACCTGAACAAGAACCTGCGGACGGAGAACTTCGACATCTCGGTGGACGACGGGATCGCCGAGTTCTGGGGGCAGTGGTTCGACGGGCTGTGGGATTGGTCGGGGAGGTCGCGGGACAATCGCGCCATCATCCAGGCGGTCTATGATCGCTGGCTGTCGCAGGGGTCCGGGGGAGCTGCATCGGATCCGCATGAGGGCGCGGGCGGCGGGTCGGGCCTGATCACGGCCGAGGAGTTCGCTGCCTGGTTCGGGGATTGAGGCGGTCGCGATGGGGGTGACGAAGGCCGAGTTCGCGGCGCTTCGGGGCGTGAGCCGCGCGGCGGTCAACAAGGCCATCGCCTCGGGCCGGATCTCGCTCGAACCGGACGGGTCGATCGATCCCGAGCGCGCGATGCGCGAGTGGGATGCGAACACGGATCCGGCGAAACAGCGGGGGGTTCACGCGGGGAAGGCGCTTTCGCCGGAGGAGAAAGAGCGGCGGCGCCGGGAAGCGGAGCAGCGCCGTCTGGAGCGTGTGGCGCGCCGGGCGGAGAATTTCACGGAGGAGCAGCGGCAGGCGGTTCGGGAGTTCGACGAGGCTGCGGATGCGCGCGAGCGGGCGGGCGCCAGGCCGGGCGTGGCGCCGGGTGCCGGGATCGAGGGCGCGGGCGGCATCGACATCAACAAGGCGCGGACGGCCAAGACCTTCTACGAGGCGCAGCTCATGCGCCAGAAGTTCCGGCAGCAGGAGGGCGAGCTTGTTCCGCGCGAGGCGGCGGAGAAGATGGTGACGGCGCTGGCGCGGCGGGTCCGCGACGCGCTGCTGGCGTGGCCGACGCGTGTGTCGGCGGAGATGGCGGCGGAGCTTGGGGTTGAGGCGCGGGAGCTCGAGCAGGTGCTCGAGCGGGCGTTGTGGGATTTTCTGGCCGAGCAGTCGGAGGTGAAGGTGAAGCTGGGGGGCGATGGTCGGAATGCCGCAGGCTGAGGCGTTCCAGGGCGAGGCGGCGCTCCGGGCGGCCTGGCTCTCGGGCCTCGCGCCGGATCCGCGCCAGACGGTTTCGGAGTGGGCTGACAGGCACCGCATCCTGCCGCAGCGGGCGGCGGCGGAGCCGGGGCCGTACCGGACCGCGCGGACGCCGTATCTGCGGGAGGTCATGGACGAGCTGTCGCCCATGTCGCCGGCCCGCAAGGTGGTGTTCATGAAGGGCGCGCAGATCGGCGCGACGGAGGTGGGCAACAACTGGATAGGCTACATCATGCACCGCGCGGCGGCGCCGGTGCTGGCGGTGCAGCCGACGACGGAGCTCGCGAAGCGTCTGTCGCAGCAGCGGATCGATCCGCTGATCTCGGAGAGCCCGGCGTTGCGGGAATTGGTGGCGCCGGCGCGCTCACGCGACTCGGGCAACACGACGTTCTCGAAGTCGTTCCGCGGCGGGCAGTTCATCCTGACCGGCGCCAATTCGGCGGCGGGGCTGCGCTCGATGCCGGCGCGGTTCGTGTTCCTCGATGAGGTCGACGCCTATCCCGGCGACGTCGACGGCGAGGGCGATCCGGTGGCGCTGGCGGAGGCGCGCACCGCGACGTACGGGCATCGCGCGAAGGTGTTCGTGGTGTCGACGCCGACGATCCGGGGCGTGAGCCGGGTCGAGCGGGAGTTTCTGGCGTCCGATCAGCGGCGCTACCACGTTCCCTGCCCGCATTGCGGCGGGCTACAGTGGCTGAAGTTCGAGCGCCTGCGCTGGCCGAAGGGGCTGCCGGAGCAGGTCGCCTACGTCTGCGAGCATTGCGAGGAGCCCTTCGAGGAGCGGCACAAGGCGCGCATCCTTCGGGAGGAGCACGGGGCGTGCTGGATCCCGACGGCGCCGCCCGAGCAGGTGGAGGAGGCGCGGCGGGCCGGGGTGGTGGGCTTCCATCTCTCGGCGCTCTACTCGCCGCTCGGCTGGCAGAGCTGGGAGGCGATCGCGCGGGCCTGGGAGGCGGCGCAGGGCAACGACGCGGCGCTGAAGGTGGTGAAGAACACCATGCTCGGGGAGACCTGGGCGGAGCGGGGCGAGGCGCCCGACTGGGAGCGGCTCTATGAGCGGCGCGGTCCGCACCAGCTCGGGGAGCTGCCCGAGGGCGCGGTCCTGCTGACGGCCGGGGCCGACGTGCAGCGCGACCGGGTCGAGGTCGACGTGTGGGGCTGGGGTCGCAATCTGCGGTCGTGGCTGATCGAGCATGTGGTGATCGAGGGCGAGATGGGCGCGCCGCGGGTGATCGGGGCGCTCGACGAGCTCTTGCGCCGGACCTGGCGGCATCCGGGCGGCTCGGAGATGCCGATCCAGCGGCTGGCCATCGACTCCGGCGACGGGGTCACGACGGAGGCGGTCTACGCCTGGGTGCGCGGGCAGTCGCGCGATCGGGTCATGGCGATCAAGGGCGTGCATCACGCGGCCTCGGGCAGTCCGGTGGACGGGCCGCGCTGGGTGGAGGTCACGCGGCGCGGGCGGAAGGTCAGGCGCGGGGTGCAGCTGTGGACGATCCAGGTGGGCTTCTTCAAGTCCGAGACCTACCGCTATCTTCGGCTGAACGCGCCGACAGATGAGGAGCTGGCGGAGGGCAAGGGGTGGCCGGCGGGCTACATCCACATTCCGCGCGGGATCACGTCGGAGTGGGTGCGGCAGCTGACGGCGGAGCAGCTGGTTACGGTCAATCTCCGGGGCGGCCGGACCAGGCTGGAGTGGCAGCAGGTCCGTGAGCGCAACGAGGCGCTGGACTGCCGGGTCTACGCGCGCGCCGCAGCCTGGCTTGTCGGGATCGATCGGTGGGATGAAGGGGTCTGGATCCAGCGCGAGCTTGAGCTCGATCCGCCTCAGCCGGTCGGAGGCGCGGCGGAGGCGCGGCGGGTGGTGAGCGAGCCCGGCGCGGGGCCGGATCCCGCGCAGCTGCCGAAGCGGCGGCAGAGCTGGCTCGGGCCGAGAGGAGGCAGGGGATGAGCGGATTTTCGGAGGAGGAGCTCGAGGCGCTGCGGCGGGCCTATGCGTCGGGGACGCTGACGGTGAAAACCGGCGAGCATCAGGTGACCTACGGCTCGGCGGCCGATCTGCTGGCGCGGATCCGTTACATTGAGCAGCGTCTGGCGTCGGCCTCGGGCCCGGCCGCGGTCGCAGGATTCGCTTCCTTCAGGAGGCCGCGATGAGGCGCCGGCGGTCCATGCTCGGGCGCATACTCGGGGCGCTGGGCGGTGGACGCGCCGCGCCGGAGCGGCGCGAGTACGAGGCGGCGCGGCGCGGGCGCGGCACCGAGGGCTGGATCGCGGCCGGGACCAGCGCGGACGCGGAGATCGCGGCGGCGGGCCCGGCCCTGCGGGAGCGGATGCGCGATCTCGTACGCAACGACGCGCTCGCGGCAAACGCGGTGCAGGTGCTTGTCTCGAACATCGTTGGCGCCGGGATCCGGGCGCGGGCGGCCGGGCCGGATGCGGAGGAGAACAGGCGGGCGGACGAGGTGTGGCGGCGCTGGGCGGCGCGCGCCGATGCCGACGGGCATACGGATTTTCACGGGCTGACCGCGCTGGCGGTGCGCGAGATGATCGAGGGCGGCGAGGTGATCGCGCGGCGCATCCGGCGCCGGACGTCCGATGGCCTGCCGGTGCCGCTGCAGGTGCAGATCCTCGAGGCGGATCATCTGGACGACGGCAAGAACGAGGAGCTGCCCGATGGCGGGCGCATCGTGTCGGGGATCGAGTACGACGCGCAGGGGCGGCGCCGGGCCTACTGGCTCTATCGCGATCATCCCGGCGACCGGACGGCCTGGGTCGGGCGGAGCATGGAGTCGCAGCGGGTGCCGGCCGAGGACGTGGCGCATCTGTTCGAGCGGCAGCGGGTGCAGAACCGGGGCGTGCCCTGGGGCGTGCCGGCCATCACGGGCCTGCGCGAGCTCGGGGACTGGCGGACGGCGGAGCTCACGCGGAAGAAGATCGAGGCCTCGACGGTCGCCTTCGTCTTTGCCGACGAGGAGGGCGAGTCCATCGCGCCGGTGGTGATCGACAGCGACGGGAACCGGGTCGAGCAGTTTGAGCCGGGGCTCATCTCCTACGTCCGGCACGGCAAGGACGTGAAGTTCAACAATCCGGCGTCGACGTCGGGGATCTACGAGTGGAATCGGGTGCAGCAGCACACCATCGCGGCGGGCTTCCGGGTGCCGTATGCGCTGCTGACGGGCGATCTCTCCCAGGTCAACTTCTCGAGCTCGCGGGTCGGGCTCAACGAGTTCCGGCGGATGGTCGAGGCGGTGCAGTGGCACACGGTCATCCCGATGTTCTGCGAGCGGATCTGGGGCTGGGTGATGGACGCGGCATTCACGGCGGGGCTCGTGCCGCGGCCGGACATCCCGGCCGAGTGGGGACCGCCGCGCTTCGAGAGCGTGAATCCGCTGCAGGACGTGCAGGCGGACATCCTCGAGGTGCGTGCGGGCTTCGCCACGCCGCAGCAGATGATCGCGAAGCGCGGCTATGATCCGGACGCGGTGTTGGGGGAATGGGCGCAGGCGGCGGAGATGATGGACGCGGCGGGGCTCGTTTTCGACAGCGATCCGCGGCGGACGACGAAGGGCGGCTCGGAGCAGCCGTCGGAGACTGCGGCGGCATCCGGCCCGTCGGAGTCGGGCGATCAGTAACAGGAGCATGGTCATGCCGAGGGATACGGTGATGCTGCCCGTCGAACGGCGGGCGGCGGAGGTGAGGCGCGTCCAGGGTTCGGGCGGGGCGAAGGAGGGTGACGTCATCGAGGTGGTCTGGACCACGGGCGCGCGGGTGCAGCGCCGGCGGTTCGAGGGTTGGGATTCGGTGACGGAGTACGACGAGGAGCTCGTGGTGGAGCCCGGCGCCGTGCGGCTCGAGCGGCTCGATGCCGGGGCGCCGTTCCTGGACACGCATTGGGCCGGTCAGGTGCATTCGATCCTGGGCTCGGTGGTGCCCGGCTCGGTGCGGCTCGAGGGCGGCATCGGGGTGGCGCAGGTGCGGCTCACGCAGGCCGAAGATGCGAGGCCGGTGGTGCGGCGCATCCTCGAGGGCCATGTGGCGGTCTCGGTCGGCTACCGGGTGCACCGCTACGAGATCGAGAAGCGCGACGGCGAGCGTGAGCTGTGGCGGGCGGTGGACTGGGAGCCGCTGGAGATTTCGGCGGTGGCCATTCCGGCGGACGCGGGGGCGCGGGTGCGCTCCGATGAGGGCGAGCGCGCGGAGTGCGTGCTCGAGTGGAGAGGTGCCGCGGGCGGGGCGGCGAAATCGAAAGGGACGACCATGAAACGGACGGAGAAGGGCGCGGTCGCGGCGGCGGCCGTGGAGGAGCCGCAGGCGGTGGATGCCGGGACTGCGGAGAAGCGCAGTGAGGCGCAGGCCGAAAAGCGAAGCGAGCCGGCGGAGAAGCCCGCGGCGGGCGCGGATGCGGCGGCGCAGGCGCGTCGGACGGCGGCGGAGATCCTGCGGCTTTGCGAGCGGCACGGTCTGGCGCAGTCCTTCGGGGCCGATCTGATCGAGCGTGGCGTGGCGCTGGATGAGGCGCGCGCGGCGATCCTCGATCATCTGGCGGAGGCGCAGGCGGAGGCGCCGCGCCGCGGCGAGCCGGCGCCTGCCCAGGCGCGGCGCGACGACGGCGGCTATCGCGAGGCGATGGCGGCGGCGTTGCTGCACCGGCACAGCCCGACCGAGTTCGAGCTGCCTTCCGGCTCGCGGGAGTTCATCGGGCGCTCGCTTCTGGAGCTGGCGCGCCACGCGCTCGAGCGCGGCGGGGTGTCGACGCGCGGCATGGGCCGGATGGAGCTTGCGGGCGCCGCGCTTCTCGGGCGGGCCGGCATGCATTCGACGAGCGATTTCCCGCTGATCCTGGCGAATGTGGCGAACAAGACGCTGCGCCAGGCCTACACGCGGGCAGCGCGGACCTTCACGCGCTGGGCGCGGCGCCGGACGATCTCCGACTTCAAGCAGGTCTCGGTGACGCAGCTCTCCGGCGCGCCGAGCCTTGTGTATGTGCCGGAGTCGGGCGAGTTCCGCTATGGCACGATCTCGGAGAGCCGGGAGGTCTATGCGCTGCTGACCTACGGGCGGATCATCGGGATCACGCGGCAGGTGCTGATCAACGACGATCTCGACGCCTTCACGCGGATCCCGGCGGCGTTCGGCGCGGCGGCGGCGGATCTGGAGTCGGACATCGTCTACTCGATCCTGTCGACGAACCCGCAGATGGGCGACGGCAATCCTCTGTTCGATGCCGCTCACGGCAACGAGGGCACGGCCGCGGCCATCACGGAGGACTCGCTGGCGGAGGCCTACCGGAAGTTCGCCGCGCAGACGGGCCTTGACGGGCGCAAGATCTCGGTGCTGCCGCGGTGGCTGATCGTGCCTCCGGGCTCGCGGGCGGTCGAGGCGCGCAAGCACGTGACGGCGACCACGCCGGCCTCGGCTTCGGACGTCAATGCCTTCGCGGGCCAGCTCGAGGTGGTGGAAGAGCCGCGGCTGCTGCCCGACTCGGGGACCGATCCGTGGTTCCTGGCGGCGGATGCGGCGCGCATCGACACGGTGGAGTACGCCTATCTGGAGGGTCAGGAGGGCGTCTACACGGAGGTGCGTCAGGGCTTCGAGGTCGATGGCGTCGAGATCAAGGCGCGCCACGATTTTGCGGCGAAGGCCATCGACTGGCGGGGTCTGTTCCGCAACGCCGGCGCCTGATCCTGAGTGAGGTTGCGCGCCGTTGCTCTCCTTGGCGGCGCGCCTTGGCCGCGCGTTTGAGGGTCTGCGCGGCCTTCCCGGCCGGGGTTTCGGCGGTCGCCCCGGCCGGGAACCGAACATGCGTCCGGCGGGGTCCGGGCGTGTCCATTCCTGCCGTCAATCCTCCCGGCGGCGGGGGATGCGCCGGGGCGGCGCTGCCGCTCCCGCGCGCGAGTGAAATCGAAAGGGAAAACTCATGCGGAATTTCGTCTATCCGGGCGACCGGATGCAGATCACGGCCGGCTCCGCGATCGCGAGCGGCCAGGGCGTGCTTGTGGGCTCGATCTTCGGGGTGGCCGAGGGCGACATCGCCTCGGGCGCCTCGGGCGTCATCGTGCTGACCGGGGTCTATGACTTGCCCAAGGCCGGGGCGCAGGCCTGGAGCGCGGGCGACAAGGTCTATTGGGACGTGGGGGCCGGTCAGTGCACCACGTCTGACGGCGCCGGGGCGAACACGCTTATCGGGGTCGCCTGGCAGGCGGCGGGCTCGGCCGACACCACGGGGCGGGTGCGGCTCAACGGCGCGGCCGTATGAGCGCTCTGGAGACTGCGATCCGCGCGCTGTTCGCGGATCGCAACATGGCCGACGATGCGACGTGGCTGCCGGGTGGCGCCGGGCCCGGCATCCCGGTGCGCATCATTCGCGCGCGGCCGGAGGAGCTTGTCGACTGGCAGGGCACGGTGGCGGTCGGGGACGGCTATGTGGTGCGGGTGCCGGTCGGGAGCGTGCCGGATCTGGCCATCGGGGATCGCTTCGAGATCGGCGGTGAGACGGTCGAGGTGGTCGGTGAGCCGCGGCGTGACGAGCGTCGGCTTGTCTGGACGGCGGAGGTGAGGCCGGTCTGATGCGGCTGGAGCTGCGTGAGGTTGCCGGCGCGGCGGCGGCGATGCGCGAGGTCGTGCGCGACGGCGAGCGGGCGGTGACGCGCGGCGTGCATGGCGCGGGCGCGGAGCTCAAGGCGGCGTGGCGCGCGCAGATCCAGCGGGCGGGCCTCGGTCGGCGGCTCGCGAATTCGATCCGCTCGCAGGGCTATCCGCGTGAGGGCGAGAGCATCCGTGCGGCGGCGCTGGTATGGTCGCGGGCTTCGCATATCGTGGGCACGTTCGACGACGGCGCGGTGGTGCGGGCGCGCGGGGGCCGGTTTCTGGCCATCCCGCTGCCGGCGGCGGGGCGCGGACGCGGCGGCAGGCGGCCGAGCCCGAGGGAATTCGAGGCGCGGACGGGCATCAGGCTGCGCTTCATCCGCCGCCGGTCGGGCGGCGGCATCCTGGTGGCCGAGGGCAGGCTGAACAAGCGCGGCCGCGCCATGCGCTCGCGCTCGAAGACCGGCCGGGGTCTGGCCTCGATTCCGGTTTTCGTCCTTGTGCCGCAGGTGCGGCTCGAGAAGCGGCTCGATCTCGATCGGGACACGCGGCGGATCGAGGCGGAAATTCCGGGGCGGATCGTGGCGGCGTGGAGGGACTGATGCGGCAGAGGTTGCCTGAGCGCCGTCCGTCGGAGACGCGGGTGATATCATGGCGCGGGGGCGAGATCGCGGTCACGATCGGGCTCGATCCGGCGACCGGCGCGCCGCGCGAGGTGTTTGCTTCCGGCTTCCGCTACGGTTCCGACGTGGCGGCGGCGCTGGATGATGCCTGCGTGGTGATCTCGCTGGCGCTGCAATGGGGCGCGCGGGCAGAGGATCTGCAGAGATCGCTCGGGCGTGTCGAGGTCGCGACCTTCTCGGGTCTGGAGGTGGAGGCGGCGAGCGTGATCGGCGCCGTGGTGGATTGCCTGGTCGAGCGGGAGCGCTCGGGGCCGGTCGCGTAGGGCATGCCCGTTTTTTCGACCAACCAGTAGGTGCCAAAAACGGGCACGGGCGCTGCGGCGCTGGAGGGGTGAATGCGGAAATCCGAGCAGGTGCTGCAGGCCTTGGCGGCGGTGATCGAGGCGGGCCTGCCGGCGGGCGCGGCGTTCCGGCGCGGGGGCTCGCTGCCGGCGAGGGTGCCGGCCGGGGGGCTTGTGATCCTTCGGGACGGGGATCCCGGCGAGCCGGAGGTGCTGCTGTCGCCTCCGACATACGTCTATCAGCATCGCGCGCAGCTCGAGGTGCTGGCGGACGGGTCCAATCGCGAGGCGGTGTTCGACTCGCTCTGCGCGGCGATAGGGGTGGCCCTGGCGGGGGACCGGACGCTTGGCGGGGTCTGCGATTGGGCGGAGCCCGAGGCGCCGGCGCCCGAGGAGCTCTCCGAGGACGGCGGCGAGGGAATGAAGGCGGCGGTGGTGCCGGTGGTGCTGCACTACGCGACCGGCGATCCGCTTGAGTGATCTGATCATCGGAAGGAGCAGGAAATGGCGCGGGCACAGGGCGCGCGGGCGCAGATGGCGCTGGCGTGGGAGTCGAGCTACGGGGTGGCGCCCGTCTCGGGATATACGAAGATGCCGTTCGTCTCGAGCTCGCTCGGGGCGGAGCAGCCGCTTCTGGAATCGGACCTGCTGGGCTACGGCCGCGACCCGCTGGCGCCCTTGAAGGACGCGGTCACGGCGGATGGCGACATCACCGTGCCGCTCGACGCCGAGGCCTTCGGCTTCTGGCTCAAGGCGGCGTTCGGGGATCCGACGACGACGGGCGCGGGGCCCTATACGCATGAGTTTCGCTCGGGCTCCTGGTCGCTGCCGAGCATGTCGGTCGAGATCGGCATGCCGGAGGTGCCGCGCTTCGCGATGTATTCGGGCTGCGTTCTCGACCGGCTGGGCTGGCGGATGGAGCGGTCGGGGCTTTTGACGGCGACGGCGCAGCTCGTTGCGCAGGGCGAGGCGGTCGCCTCGAGCTCGGGGGCCGGCACGCCGGCGGAGGTCACGATCGAGCGCTTCGGGCATTTCAACGGCGAGATCCGGCGCGAGGGTGTTGCCCTGGGCAATGTGGTGTCTGCCGAGGTGAGCTACGCGAACAATCTGGACCGGATCGAGACCATCCGCGATGACGGCAAGATCGACGGCGCCGATCCCTCCATCGCGGCGCTCACCGGCTCGATCGACGTGCGCTTCGCGGACTCGACGCTTGTGGACCAGGCCATTGCCGGCACGGCCTGCGAGCTTGTGTTCGAATACACGCGCGCCTCGGGTGAGCGGCTGACCTTCACGGCGCATGAGGTCTATCTGCCGGTGCCGCGCATCTCCATCGACGGGCCGCGCGGCGTGCAGGCCTCCTTCGACTGGCAGGCGGCGGTGGACGGCGCGCTCGGCCGGATGTGCACCGTCGAGCTGGTAAACGACGTGGCGGCCTACTGATGCTGAGGCTCGATCTGTCCAATGAGCCGCGCTGGTATGAGCTGGCGCCGGGCGTACGGGTGCAGCTGCGCCCGCTGACCACGGCGCTGATGGTTGGGGCGCGCGGGGATCCTGCGGTGGAGGCGGTGCCGGCGGAGGCCTCGGATGAGGAGCGGGCGCTGGCCTTCGCAAAGGCGCTGGCGCGGCGGGCGGTGCTGGCCTGGGAGGGCGTCGGAGACGGGGAGGGCAACGCGCTTGAGCCGTCGCCGGAGGCGATCGATGCGTTTCTGGATCTGTGGCCGGTCTTCGAGGCCTTCCAGGCTGTTTATGTCTCGAAGGGCCTGTTGCTGGAGCAGGAAAAAAACGCCTCTGCGCTCTCGCCGAGTGGGTCTTCGGCGGGGGCGCCGACTACTGTGGAGCCTGCGTTCAGGAGTGCCCGGACTGCCCGATGAGGGAGCACGCCGCGCGGACGCTGGAGGGCGCGCAGGTATGGGATGTGGTGCAGCGCGCGGGCGGGCAGCTGCGTGCCGTGCCGGGGGCCGTGCTCGGCTATGACATGACGGCGGTGCTGGCGCTGGCAGCCGCGCTGGGCGTGCCTCCGGCGGCGGTGGCGGAGCTCGTGCCGCCCATCGAGGCGGTGCTTGTGCGCGCGCTGAATGCGAGGATCGGGGAGCGCGATGGCTGAAAAGCGGGTGAGCGTCCGGCTCGTTGCGGTCGGGGGCCGGCAGCTCAAGGCGGAGCTCGAGGACGCGGGCCGGGCGGGCGAGCGCGGCTTCCGGCGTCTGTCTGCGGAGGTGCAGGCGGCGAATGCGCGGCTTGCCGGGATCGCGCGGCAGGCGAAGCTGGCGGCGGCGGCGATGGCCGCGGCGGTTGCCGCGGCGGGCGTCGCCATGGTGCGCTCGGGTCTCGAGACGGTCGATGCGCAGGCGAAACTGGCGCAGTCGCTGCAGACCACGGTCAAGTCGGTGCAGGTGCTGGCGCGCGCGGCCGATCTTTCGGGGGTTGCCTTCAAGGGCCTGCAGGAGGGTGCATCGCGGCTCACGCGGCGCCTGTCGCTGTTCGCGGAGAATGGCGGCGGGCCGGGCGCGAAGGCCATCGAGCGGCTGAAGCTCAATGCGGAGGAGCTGCTGGCGCTGCCGCTCGATGAGCGGATCGCGCGCGTGACGGAGGCGATCCGCGAGCAGGGATCGGAGGCGGAGCAGGCGGCGCTGTTCTCGCAGCTGTTCGGCGATACGGCCTATGTGGCGCTCAGCCGGGTGGATACGGCCACGCTCCGGCAGGCGGCGGCGGATGTCGAGGCCTTCGGGGTGGCGGTGTCGGAGGCGGATGCCGACCAGATCGAGCGCACCAATGACGCAATTTCGCGGCTCGGGCTGATCTGGCGGGGGCTCTCTAACCAGCTGGCGGTCGCGGCCGCGCCGGCGCTCGAGGCGGTGGCGGATGCGCTGGCGGCGGTGGCGCAGCGGTCGGGGCTGCTCGGGCAGGCGATCACGCTTGTCTTCGATAATCTGGCGCGTCTCGGCACCTACGCCACGACCTTCGCCGCCTTCATGGCCGGTCGATGGGTTGTGGGCTTGGCGGGGGCGGCGCTGTCGGTGCAGGGCCTCGCCACGGCGCTCGTTGTCCTGCGCGGGGCGCTCATCCGGACCGGCATCGGCGCGCTGATCGTCGGTGCGGGCGAGCTCATCTACCAGTTCTCGAGGCTTGTGCAGGGCGCGGGCGGCTTCGGTGAGGCCTTGAAGCTCCTGGGGGATGTGGCGGTCGAGGTGTGGGGCCGGATCCGCGAGGGTGCCTGGACCATCGCGCTTCGGGTGGAGGCTGTCGGCTGGCGGATGAGGGCGGCCTGGGTCGACGCGCTCGCCTTCATGCAGGACAAATGGGCGCGGTTCCTGAAGCTCCTGTCGGAGGGGCTGTTCAAGATTCCCGGCATGAAGGATCTCGCGCTCGACGTCGGACTCGACGCGGCCTTCGCGGGGCAGGCGGTGGATGAGCTGCGCAAGACAGCCGAGGAGTATCGGTATTACGCCGGCAATCTTGGCGATCAGGCGGATATCCTGGCGGACCGGATCATGAGGCCGCTCGAGTCGCTTGAGCCTCTGCGGGAGGCGATGCGGGCGGCGGGCCAGGAGGGCGCGCAGGCTCTCGAGGAGGCGCAGGAGGTGGCGGAGGAGCTCGCGCGGAGCATCGAGCAGGCTGGCGCGGCGGCGGGCGGAGCCGGGGGAGGCGGCGGTGAGGCGCAGGCGCAGGGCCTGGCGGCTGTGGTGAAGAGCCTTTCGGAGTACGCCGCTCAGGCGCGCAGCATTGCGGGCGATATCGGGGAGAGCCTCGTCAATGCCTTCCGCAGTGCCGAGGACGCGGTGGCGGAGTTCGTCAGGACGGGGCAGCTCAAGGTGGGGGAGCTTGTGACGTCGATCATCGCCGATCTGGCGCGGCTGGCTGCTCGGAAGTACATCGTCGGGCCGCTGGCGTCAGGGTTGTCGAGCGTGCTCGGCAGCATAGGCGCGAGCATTTTCCATGGTGGTGGCGAGGTCGGAGGACCGGCGCCATCGCGCATGGTGCCGGCGCTCGCCTTCGCGGGCGCGCCGCGCATGCATTCCGGCGGGTGGGCCGGGCTTCGCGCGGACGAGGTTCCGGCGATCCTGCAGCGTGGCGAGCGGGTGCTGAGCCGGCGGGAGGCGCAGGCCTTCGCCGGGGGCGGCGGGGTGAATGTGACCATCGTCGCGCGCGACGTGGAGAGCTTCCGGCAGTCGCGCACGCAGGTTGCGGCGGATATCGCGCGGGCGGTCGCGCTGGGCCGGCGGGGGCTGTGAGCCATGGCGTTTCACGATGTGCGGTTTCCCGACGACATCAGCCGGCGCGCTCGCGGCGGGCCGGAGCGGCGGACGCAGATCGTGGAGCTTGCCTCGGGACTCGAGGAGCGCAACGCGAGCTGGGCCGACTCGCGGCGGCGCTATGACGTCGCCTACGGCATCCGGCGCGCCGATGATCTCGCTGCCGTCGTCGCCTTCTTCGAGGCGCGCAACGGGCGCCTTTACGGCTTCCGGTTCAAGGACTGGGCCGACTACAAGTCCTGCCTGCCATCGCAGACGCCTTCGGCGACCGATCAGGTGATCGGCACCGGGGACGGCGCGACGACGGCTTTTCAGCTGGCGAAGGCCTACGCCTCGGGCGCACAGAGCTGGACGCGGGCGATCCGCAAGCCGGTTGCGGGGACGGTGCGGGTGGCGCTCGACGGCTTCGAGCAGGCGGACGGCTGGACGGTCGATACCGGCACGGGCGTGGTGACCTTCGACGTGCCTCCGGGGGCGGGGGTCACCATCTCGGCCGGCTTCGAGTTCGACGTGCCGGTGCGGTTCGAGAGCGATGCGCTGGACGTGACGCTCGATGTCGAGCGGCTCGGCTCGATCGCCTCGATTCCCCTTGTCGAGGTGCGCGAATAGCTTGATCGGTCTATATGTGGTGCAGGTGATGAGCGAGCCGGGTGGCGGATGGATCGCGGCGGTCATGAGGGAGGTGCTCGCCTCGAGCACGGTGATCCTGGCTCTGTGGGGGGCGCTGGGCGGCGCGACGAGCGCGCTGACCACGCGCATGCGTCTGCGCGACGCATTGCGGCACATCGTCATCGGCGCGTTCATCGCGGCTGGCATGGGGAGTCTGTCGATGGTGGTGATCGCGGCATGGCTGAGACTTCCGGAGGCGGCGATCCCGGCGGGTGGAGCGGCGGGGTCGGCGGCGTATCTCGTCGGGGTGTTCGGGGCGGCCTTCGTGGAGATGGTTCACGCTCGGCTGCGGGCGGCGCAGCGGGACGTGTCGGATCAGGAGGACAAATGAGCGGGCTTGTGCGGCGCGTTCAGGCGGCGCGTGAGCGCTCACTCGATCCCGTCGAGCTGTTCTGGCGGCGGGTCCGGATCGGGGTGATTGGAGCGGTGGTGATCCTGGTGATCTCCGCGCTCGTCTGACGACGGCAATCTGCGAGGGCTGAATGAGGACAAGCGCGCGGGGCATGATGGCCCTGGCGCGGCACGAGGGAATCGTGCCTGCGCCGTATCGTGACTCCGGGGGAACGTGGACGTTCGGAATCGGTCACACGGCTGCGGCCGGGCCTCCGGATCCGGCTGGCATGCCGCGCGGGATGCCGGAGGATCTGGACGCGGCCTTGGCCCAGGCCTTAGAGCTGTTCCGCGGCGATCTGCGGCGGGTCGAGCGGGAAGTGCTCGAGGCGGTGCGGGTGCCGCTCGCCCAGCATGAGTTCGACGCGCTCGTTTCCTTCCATTTCAACACCGGCGGGATCGGCCGCGCGGCGCTGACGCGGCATCTGAATTCCGGTGATCGGGAGGCGGCGGCGCGGGCCTTCATGGGCTGGCGGCGGCCGGAGGCGATCATTCCGCGCCGCGAGGCGGAGCAGGAGCTGTTCCGGACCGGGCGGTATGTGATCGGGTCGGTGCCGGTCTGGCGCGCCGACGAGAGGGGCCAGGTTGATTTCTCCGCGCCGGTGCGACTGCTGCAGCCGGCGGCGATTCTGGCATGGCTTGATGCGGGCGCGGCGGATGCATCCGGGGATGCGGGGTGGCCGGGGCGGCTCATTTCGGCGCTCTGGCGGCTGTTGGGGAGGAGGCGTTGATGGGCCTGCGCTACATCCGACCGAAATCCTTGACCTGGTGGGCGGGGGTTCTCTCGGTTGCGACGGGCGTCGCGTCGGTGGTGTTGCCTCCAAGCGGTTCGCTGTCGGAGCTGGCGCGCCTGATCTCGCTGCTTGCCGGTTCGGGTGACGCCTCGCCCGCCGGGCTCATCTTCCTCGGTCTCGGCCTGATCGGCCTGCGAGACCGGATCGAGCGGGGGTTCCGGGGTGATCGGTGATCTCGGACAGCTTCTGGCCTGGGCGCTGGGCGCGGCCGGGCTGTTGGGGGGGCTTCTGGCCGGCCGGCTGCTCGGCCGGGCGCAGGGGCGGCGCGAGGGACGGCGGGAGGCGGAGCGCGATGCGCTGGAGGACACTCTTGAGCGGATGGAGCGGGGCCGCGCGGCGGTGGCGGAGGGCCGCGCCGGCGGCGATGATCCTGCTGAGCGGCTGCGCCGCAACGACGGCGCCTGGTGATGCGGGCTGCGCGGCCTATGCCGAGGCACGTCTGGCGCGCCCGCCAGCTGCGTCGGTGGCTGAGGTGCCGCGCCCGTGGGCGGCGTGGATCGCCGATCTCGATGACCGCATGACGGGGGCGTGCCGATGAAGGCGCTCGATCCCGCACTTCAGGCCCATCTCGACGAGGGCACGACAACGCTCGCCTGGTGCTGGCGGATCACGCGCGCGGATGCCCAGGTGTTCGGCTTCACCGACCACGACCGGACGCTCAACTTCGACGGCACGAGCTTTGAGCCCGACAGCGGTTTCGCGGCCTCGGAGATTCGCGCGGGCTCCGATCTGGCGGTCGATGCGCAGGACGCGGAGGGCGTGCTGCGCTCGGATGCGATCACCGAGACGGACATCCTCGACGGGCGCTGGGACAACGCCACGGTCGAGGTCTGGCGCGTCAACTGGCAGGACGTCTCGCAGCGGGTGCTGATGCGGCTGGGCTCGATCGGCCAGATCCGGCGCGGGCGCGTCGCCTTCACCGCCGAGGTCCGCAGCCTTGCGCATGTTCTGAACCAGACGGTCGGGCGGACCTACCAGCTCTCCTGCGACGCGGAGCTCGGGGACGCGCGCTGCGGGGTGAACCTCGAGGATCCCGCCTTCAAGGGAGCGGGCAGCGTGGTGGAGGTGCTGCGTGACCGGGCCTTCTCCGCCTCCGGCCTCTCGGGCTTCGCGGCGGGGTGGTTCTCTTTCGGCACGGTGAGCTGGACGTCCGGCGCCAATGCCGGCCGGCGCGCGGAGGTCTCGATGCATTCGGTGACGAGCTCGGGCGTGACCATCTCGCTTCTCGAGAAGCCCGTGCGCGGCATCGCGCCGGGAGATGCGTTCGAGATCCGGGCTGGCTGCGACAAGGCGCTCGGCACATGCGCGGCGAAGTTTGCAAATGCGCTCAACTTCCGGGGCTTTCCGCACATTCCGGGTGACGACGCGGTGCTGCGCTATGCCCGCAAGGGCGGCGCGAATTCGGGAGAGGTGCTGTGAGCGTGGGCTTCATCCGGCGCCCGGCCGCGCGCGGTAAGGTGATCGCGGCCGCGCGCGGCTGGCTCGGCACGCCATACCACGACCAGGCCAGCCTGCGCGGCGCGGGCTGCGACTGTCTCGGGCTTGCGCGCGGCGTCTGGCGCGAGGTGGTGGGGCCGGAGCCCTTCCCGATCCCGCCCTATTCCCGCGACTGGGGCGAGACCGGGCCGCGCGAGGTGCTCGCCGAGGGCGCGCGGTCCTGCATGATCGAGGTTGTTCCGGCGGAGGCGCCTGCCGGCACGCTCCTGATGTTCCGCATGCGCGAGCGGGCCATCGCCAAGCATCTCGGCATCCTCACCGACGTCGGAACCCTCATCCACGCGCGTGAGCGGCTCGGCGTGATCGAGGAACCCTTTACCCGCTTCTGGCGGCGGCGCCAGGCCTTCGCCTTCCTCTATCCGCAAGCCCGGAGGCGCTGATGGCGACGCTCATTCTCGGTGCGGTCGGCTCGGCCATCGGCGGCGCCATCGGAGGCTCGATCCTCGGGGTGTCTGCCGCCACCATCGGCGGGTTTCTCGGGTCGACCTTGGGCTCGGTCGTCGACAGCTGGATCATCGGCTCGCTGCAGCCCGACCAGCGGTATGAGGGCGCGCGGCTCGAGTCCCTTCGCGTCACGTCCTCGACGGAGGGCGCGGTGCTGCCGCGCGCCTTCGGGCGCATGCGGATCGGCGGCAACGTCATTTGGGCGACCGATTTCACCGAGCACGTGACCACCACAACGCAGGGCGGGGGCAAGGGCGGCGGGCCGACGGTCACCACCACGGAGTATTCCTATTCGGCCTCCTTCGCGATCGCGCTCTGCGAGGGTCCGATCACCGGCATCGGCCGGATATGGGCGGATGCGGAGCTTCTCGACCTGACCGGCGTGACCTGGCGCTGGTATCCCGGTGATGAGGCGCAGCTGCCCGATCCCTTCATCGAGGCGAAGATGGGCGCCGGGCAGACGCCTGCCTATCGCGGCACGGCCTATGCGGTGTTCGAGGAGCTCGATCTCACGCCCTTCGGGAATCGCATCCCGCAGCTGACCTTCGAGGTGTTCCGGCCCTTGGCCGATCCGGACACGGCGGAGGGCCTCTGCCGGGCGGTCACCATGATCCCGGCCTCGGGCGATTTCGCCTATGCGACGGAGCCCATCCGCAAGGTGCTTGGCGAGGGCGAGGAGGAGGCGGAGAACCAGAACGCCTCGAGCGTCAACGCCGACATCGTGGAATCGCTCGACCGGCTCGAGGCGCTGGCGCCGGCGGTCGAGAGCGTGTCGCTGGTGGTCGCCTGGTTCGGCACGGATCTGCGTGCCGGGGATTGCGAGATCCGGCCGGGGGTGGAGCTTGCCGCGAAGACCACGACGCCGCAGGAGTGGTCGGTCAACGGCGTTTCCCGCGAGCAGGCGCATCTGGTGTCCACGGACGGCGAGGGCCGGCCTGTCTATGGCGGCACGCCGGCGGACTTCGCAGTGGTGCAGGCGATCCGCGAGCTCAAGGCGCGTGGGCTTAGAGTGACCTTCTATCCCTTCATCCTCATGGACGTGCCGCCCGGCAACGCGCTGCCCGATCCCTGGTCGGATAATGCCAGCGCGGTGGGCCAGCCGGCCTATCCCTGGCGCGGGCGGATCACCTGCTCGCCGGCGGCGGGTTACGCGGGCACGGTCGACAAGACAGCGACTGCTGCGGCGCAGGTCTCTGCCTTCTTCGGTGAGGCGACGCCGGCGGACTTCGCGGTCTCGGGCGAGTCGGTCAGCTATACCGGCCCGTCAGGCGACTGGGGCCTGCGGCGGATGATCCTGCACTACGCGCATCTCTGCGCGGCGGCGGGCGGGGTCGATGCTTTCCTGATCGGCTCGGAGCTTCGGGGGCTGATGACCATCCGCGACAGTGCCACCAGCTATCCGGCGGTGGCGGAGCTGCAGATGCTTGCTGCGGATGTGCGCTCCATCCTCGGGCCATCCACGAAGATCAGCTATGCGGCCGACTGGTCGGAATACTTCGGCCACCAGCCGAAGGACGGCAGCGGTGACGTGTTCTTCCATCTCGATCCCTTGTGGGCGGATGCCAACATCGATTTCGTCGGCATCGACAACTACATGCCGATCTCCGACTGGCGCGACGGCTTCGAGCACGCGGACGCGGTCGCGGGCGCGCCGGCGGTGTATGACCGTGCCTACCTGCAATCGAACATCGCCGGGGGCGAGGGCTTCGACTGGTTCTATGCCAGCGCGGCGGACCGCGAGGCCCAGCTGCGCAGCCCGATCTCGGATGGCGATTACGGCGAGGACTGGATCTGGCGCTTCAAGGATCTGGCGAGCTGGTGGCGGGAGCCGCATCACGACCGGCCGGCCGGCATGCGGCTTGGCATCGTGAGCCAGGGCGCGGCGCCGCTCGGCTGGAATCCCGTCGGTTCGGGTGTCACGCTCACGTCCGGCGCCGGCAGCCATCGCGGCTTCACCGCGCCGGCGCTGATCGGGAGCGGCGGGGCGACGTGGCACGGGGCGACGCCTGGCTTCTTCACATTCACGCCGGGCGACCGGGTCGCGATCTCGGCCTATGTCTCGGCGGGAAGCTCGGGCAAGGCCATGCTCGATTTCGCGGCCTCGGGCGCGGGCGACACGGGGGTGGTGATCAATTTCAGCTCCGGCGCCATCGAGAGCTGGTTCGAGGGCCCCAACCCGATGGTCTCGAAGGCGCTTGTCGATCTCGGCGCCGGCGTCTGGCGCATCGACATGGTGGTGGACGTCACCATTGCCGCCACCAACTACCAGCTGCGCCTCGGGCCGCGTTCGGCCACGGCCGGCGAGGATGTGCTCGCCTTCGGGATGGAGGCGGTGATCGAGGGGCGCTCGAGCACGGATTGGGTGGTGGAGTCGAAGCCCATCCGCTTCACGGAGCTCGGCTGCCCGGCGGTGGATCGCGG